TTCGCCCAGTCGCCCCCCTCGAAGACTACATGGAGTTCGATCGCATTGTCCGTCTTTTGCTCGCATGGTTTGATGCACATCCCCGCATAAAGCCCGCAGACCAGGAGCGTCTCCCCGAACGGTTATACGAATACCTGGAAGGCGTCCTGGGGCATCCCCCCGAACGCTATGTCACTCCCGACTTTATCCTGACCCTTCAAAAGTACGCAAGAGCCACTAGTTAAAACGAATGAAAACTTACGTAGTGCCAATCTTATAATAAGAACCATGTCCGACGTCATCACCGGTGTCCAGTTCGGCATCACCTCGCCTGCGGAGATCCTGCGGCGGAGTGTTGTTGAGGTCGTGACGGACAAGACCTACCAGGGCAACAATCCCGTCCCCGGGGGCATCTTTGATGCTCGCCTTGGCGTCATTGACTCTGGCAAGATCTGCCCCACCTGCAAGCACACCAACATGCAGTGCCAGGGTCATTTTGGCCACATCACCCTCGCGAGGCCAGTCTACCTCTACCAGTTCCTCGAGTACCTCCAGAAGGTTCTCTACTGCGTCTGCCTGAACTGCTCCAACCTCTATCTGAACCCCAATGAGGAGAAGAAGGGCGAGCTGCTGACTAGCCCCCTGGTCGGGATTGCACGGCTGGGCGACATTCGTGCCAAGACGGTGGACTTCAAGGCAGCCGAGGCAAAGCGTACCAAGGGTGCTCCCGTTGGATGTGCGTCCTGTGGCACGACGATTCTCAAGAACGTGGACAAGATTCCGGGAACGGTCTGCACTCTCCAGGGAACGCTCCTGGGCGGCGAAGATACCGTCCCCATCCTGCCTGAGATGGTGCTGCGGGCAATGGAGCGTCTCTCAGACGAGACCATCAAGATCCTCGGCTTTCATCCCAAGTTTAGCCACCCCGCGTGGATGATCTGTACCGTCCTGGCTGTCCCGCCCCTGACGGTTCGTCCCCCAGTCATGATGGACGACAATACCCGCACGGACGACGATCTTTCACACAAGCTGATCGATATTGTCCGGGTCAACCAGAAGCTCCGCGAGCAGATTGACAAGGGTCAGCCTCGCGACTATCTGGAGCAGCATATGGCACATCTGGAGTTCCACGTGGCCACCTATGTGGACAACAAGATCAAGGGCATGCCACCTGCTGCACAGCGGTCTGGCCGCCCCCTCCGGACGCTCAAGGATCGCATGGGTGCCAAGACGGGACGCGTTCGTGGCAATCTCATGGGCAAGCGTGTGGACTTCTCTGCACGCTCTGTGATTACGCCCGACGCAAACATTGATGTGGACGAGCTGGGTGTCCCACTCGAGATTGCGAGCAACCTCACCAAGCCCGAGATTGTGACGCCCTACAATCGGGATCGCCTGATGATGTACGTCCGCAATGGGCCGACCAAGCACCCGGGTGCCAAGTCGGTCTACATCAAGAGCGACGATCGGATGATCTCCCTGAAGTACATCAACCCCGACATGATTGATCTTCGGGAGGGTGACGTGGTGCATCGGCACCTCATTGACGGGGATCGCGTGCTGTTCAACCGGCAGCCGTCGCTGCACAAGGGGTCGATGGAGTGCCACCGTGTCAAGGTGCTGCCCTACTCGACCTTCCGGCTGAATGTGTCGGCCACGAAGCCCTATAACGCTGACTTCGATGGAGATAAATCTTGTCTCCAACAGGTGGCTGCCTACTAGGATGGGAATGTTCCTAGTGGGGTTAACAGTGTAAACTTCCTCTTGTAAAACGGACGTCTGTTTACAAGATATAACCGCCTAGTAAGTAACCTACACTACAATGGACGAAATACACACGGACAGAACAAAAGTCACAGGTCAAATCTACATCATAACAAACAGTACAAACGGGAAGCAATATGTTGGTCAAACGGTCAGTCATCGGAAGAATCACGACAAGTACAGACCCTTTGGGATAGAGGGCAGATTCCGAGACCACATCAGTGAGGCCATCTGTAACACAAAACGCAAGCAGTGCTGGTATCTCAACAATGCAATTCGGAAGGACGGCCAAGAGGCCATGAGTGTAAGATTGCTCGCAGAGTGTCCTCTTGAGGAGCTGGACGCGATGGAGCAGCGATACATCCGCGAATGTAATACGCTGTATCCAAACGGGTACAATCTCACACACGGTGGCAAGACAACACGAACCTTGTCCCACACCTTCACCGAAGCAACTCAGCAGCCTGCAAAGCGTGGCGGATGCACCCATCGGAGCGAGTCTACGCGAGCGTTGATGTCTCTGCGATCCAAAGCACTCTCAAACGAGCCAGAAGCAGTGGCTCTGCGAAGTGCGAACGCAAAGCAACAGCATCTCCAACGCAAGCTAGACAAGCTAGTCGGCATCCAAGTTGACCACACAAATCCCGACCAATACATATTCACACAAAAGACCTGTGTACTTCTCAAATTCAATCCGTCCACCGTAGTACGCTTTGCTGGAAAGCATGAAACACTGGCAGAACTCCAAGAACGAGCCAGAGAGTTTCTTAGGTTACTTGCGACATCGTCAAATTGTTCGGGAAACCCGTTAGAGCCTCAGCTACCAAGGTCGTCGTGAAAGCGGCGACTGGCACCAGAGAAACACTGGTGGTACGGTAATAATGCTGAGGATTCGGTAATCCGCAGCCAAGCTCCTAAACCCGCACCTGACAGGGCATGGAGAAGGTTCAGAGACTAAATGGCGATGGGTCACGAAGAAGGTCTAGTCAACCCGAGTGGCTTAAGATATAGTCCGCCCCCCAGGGAAACTTGGGGGACTGTTCGGAGATGAACATGCACGTGCCGCAGTCGATCGCGGCCGAAACCGAGCTGGCACAGCTTGCCAGCGTCACACGCCTTATTGTGTCCCCCCGCCTGAATGCACCCATCATCCAAATGGTGCAGGATACGCTCACGGGGGCGTACCGTATTTCCAACCCGAGCGTCCGCATCCACGAGATGGCGGTCATGAACATGCTCAGCAAGCTCCGGACTCCGCTTGCAGCCTTCAAGAAGACGGGCGAGTCCCACACGGGTGCTTCCGTGATCTCCAAGGCCTTCCCTCTGATGAACTTTGACGGCAAGATCAAGCTCAAGGACGGCGAGCTGACCAAGGGGCTGCTCAACAAGGGTGCCTTTAACACGCCCTCCGAGGGCATCCTCCACGTCATCTTCAATGACTTTGGCCACGAAAAGTGCGGCCAGTTCATCAACGATGTACAGTCCATCACGAGCAAGTTCAATCTGTACACGGGCTTCTCCACGGGTGCCTCTGACCTGGTGTCCAACCCCGAGACGGTCGACTTCATTGACACTGCACTCGCCGAGGGTCGCAAGCGTGTCGAGGAGATTCTCACGGACGTCCATGCCGGTCGCTTCACCAACATTAGCGGTCGCACGGACGGTGCAGAGCTGGAGAACCAGATCATGAATACCCTGAAGGAGATCTCGGGCAAGATTACCACCCAGGTGTCCGAGTCCCTCCCCCAGTCCAATCGTCTGGTGCAGATGGTCAAGGCCGGTGCCAAGGGCGACAACCTGAACATTACCCAGATGGTGGCTCTCCTGGGTCAGCAGAATGTGGACGGCAAGCGTGTCGAGTTCACCCTGCCTGACCGGACGCTGCCTCACTTTACTCGCTTTGACGACAGTGCCGAGTCCCGCGGCTTTGTGGAGAGTTCCTTCGTGAAGGGTTTGAAGCCGGCCGAGTACTTCTTCCACGCCATGGCCGGGCGTATCGGTCTTATTGATACCGCCGTCAAGACCTCCGACACGGGCTACATTCAGCGTCGTATGATGAAGACGATGGAGGACTTCCACGTCGAGTACGATGGCACGGTGCGGAACAATGCCGGGATTGTGATCCAGTACCGCTACGGTGAAGACGGCATTGACTCTACTGCCGTCGAGTCGCAGACCATCACGCTCGCGACCATGTCGATGGAGGATGTGTACAAGAACTATGCACTCTCGGTGGAGGAGGTTGCACCACTGCTGACGGAGGCCATCACAGAGGCACCGGACATGGTGGATGAGATCCTGGCCGATCGGGATGTGCTTGTGGATGATGTGTTTCGGTTCGCCCGGAAGGACAGTGTTCTGGCTCCTGTCCCCCTGAAGCGTCTCATTGATCGGTTCAGCAACCCGTACTCCACCAAGACCAACCTGACGCCGCAGTATGTCGTGTCCGAGCTGACCAAGCTGGTTCGTGAGCCGTACATTGCTTCGAATCGCCTCTTTGGGATCCTGGTTCGCTTCTACCTCGCCCCTCGTCGGTGCATCATCGACTACCGCTTCACCAAGGAGATCTTTGATGAGGTTGTGAAGGAGGTTCGCTTCCGGTACATCCGGAGCTGTGTCCACTCGGGCGAGATGGTGGGTGCCTTGGCGGCACAGTCGATCGGTGAGCCTACGACGCAGCTCACCCTGAACACCTTCCACAGTGCAGGTACCGTCAAGGCCGGTGCAACCCAGGGCGTTCCTCGCATCCACGAGCTGCTGGCCGTGTCCAAGTCTCCCAAGAACCCACTGAACTTTGTGTACCTGGATCCGGAGGCGTCGGGCAGCCAGGATCAGGCTATCATGATGCAGCGGGCAATCCAGCGGACGACGCTCAGGGATGTCACCAAGCACGTGCGGCTGTACTATGACCCCTACCCGCTGGACGAGCGGACGGTCGTCCCCGAGGATCGTGAGATTCTCCAGAGCTTCCAGGCCTTCTCTGCGGGTAAGCCCGAGTGCAGCTCCCCATGGGTGATGCGTCTCGAGCTGGATGATACCGAGATGGCTGCACGGAACCTTCAGGATATGGTCGCGGTCGAGACGGCTCTCCGGAATAGCGGGCTGCGTATCGTCGAGTGTGTGCATTCGGATGCCAACTCGGGCAAGCTCGTGATGCGGATTCTGTTTGACTTTGCATCAGTCTACAATCTGCTGACGCTGCGGTTCATGGAGGAGCGTGTATTGGACGTGGTCATCTCGGGTGCCTCGGGCGTTGGTCGTGTCTATCCTCGCAAGGTGGAGAAGGAGCTGGTCTGGGATGAGAGCGTGGCTGGCTGGTCGTGCAAGACGCAGTGGGTGCTGGATGTGGAGGGTGCGAACATGTACGAGCTGATGGGCTTCAAGAATGTGGACAAGACCCGGATCTTCTCGAACGATATTCACGAGGTGATGGATGTGTTTGGTGTGGAGGCAGCCCGTCAGGCACTCTGTGACGAGTTTGAGGAGGTGTTTGCAGAGGCGTACGTGAACTATCACCACCTCTCGGTGCTGCTGGATGCCATCACGTACCAGGGTCGTCTGGTGTCTGCGGATCGCTTCGGTATGAAGAAGGTGGACAATGGTGTGCTGGCCAAGTCGAGCTTTGAGGAGACCTCCAAGACTTTGTTCAATGCTGCCGTGGCTGCCGAGTACGATGACATGACGGGTGTCTCGGCGAACATCATGTTCGGCCAGAAGCCTCCTGCCGGGACTGGGTTTGTGAAGATCTTCTTGGATGAGACCCGTCTGCCCGAGGTCGGTGAGGAGCCAGAGACGGCTACTGCTCTGGAGCGTGCGAACCGCGTGGTCTCTGCAAATCTGCCACAGGAGGAGGGCGAGTGCCGGATGGACGATATCCTGATGGCGTTCTAGACAGCGTTTTAAGCAACCAACAAAAGAGACACAAGAAGATGCCAACGGTACGTTCGGAAGCCGTGGCAACGGCACCCGGCTCTGTGATTGAGCGGAATACACATATTGTTCATGAGAGGCCTGTGATCACCGCGTCTCTTGAACAACTTACAGTTCGAAGGCTCGCAGTGTCCGAGTCTTTTTCATTGCCAGATCCCTCGATTTTTTACCCTCCTCACCCCGAAGAGCTGCCTACGTCTCATTTGGTGTTTCGTGGTTCTGCTGATCATGTAGAGCTTCGCACCGGCGACGGTCATGCCTTCTTTCAGTATGATTGTCACAAAAACGTCGCATATACGGAACATCATTCGACTGAACTGCTGGATGCCGGTGTGGTGCATTCGGATGCGATCAAGACCGGGCGTCTAGAAGCGACTGAGATTATCGTTCCATCGCTGAATGTGCCGTCGATTCGGACAGAACGTCTCGAGACGTTGACCACGGAGATTGGTGGTATTCTTCTGAGGGAGGGAACCTTGGCCGCTCCCCGGGATGCACTGATTGGTCAGCATCTGACGGCCAAAAGTGCGGCGGTTGGCGGTGTGTCTCTTCGAGAGGAGACGGTGACGGCTGCCTTTGGAGAGGTTGGCGTTCTGGGATGTGACACGGTTCGCACAGAGCTCCTGGAGGTGGGAAGTCCGGCATTGACACTGGGCGGTGTCCAGCTTCATCACGGAAATGTCGAGTGTCGAAATGTGCGGTTTGAAGGAGGAACGGGCAAGACGTTGGTGATAGAGAATGTGCGGTCTGGTGCGATTGCTACAGAGTCGCTCCGTGTAGGAGGGCGTCAGATTTTCGAGAAGGATGGGACTCTCGTGTTGGATGGTGGGATAGCCACGCACGAGGATTCCAAGCTTGGGCCTCTATGGATTGGCAAGGAGGGTGCCTGTCTGGTGGGACAATTTGTAGCGTCTTCTGTGGAGGCCTCTAACGTTACGAGCGGAGCAGTGTCCACTCATGAACTCGTGGTGGATCGCCACGGCAAGATCGGAGGCGTCGTGTGTACTGATGGAATTGTCACCGCAAAGGAGGTGGGAAGTCGTTCTGTGCGAGCCGAGGAAGCGGCCGTGGGCATGCTGAGTGCCACAACGGCAAATGTCTCGAATGTCGTGTGTACCAAAGTGACATCTGGTCAAGTCGTGGCAGAATCCGTGACATCCAAGGATTATAGGCTCTCGGATGGGACATCGATCCTGAATGGCATCTTTCCTCCCGGGATGATCATGCTCTTTGCGGGAGGGACACCTCCACGCGGATGGCTGATGTGTAACGGAACCGGAGGGACACCGCTTCTTCCACCCCCTGCACCGGGTGTCATTTACATAGTGCGACGCTAGGGTCGGTAATGGAGTCTCCACAGTACGGACAGCAGGTGCGGTTTGAGGAGACTGGGATCCTCGCAAACACAAGCACGCAGCACTCTATGATCGAGTACATTCAGACACAGAACCACGGAAATGTGTTGATGATGAACGGCGAGGTTCAGCTGTCCTCAAAGGACGAGCATCGGTACCACGAGATGTTGGTACACCCGGTGATGAAGCATATTGGTGCGATTGCACGGGCAAATGTGCTGATCCTGGGAGGCGGCGATGGATGTGCTGCTCGCGAGGTGTTCAAGTGGCCGAATGTGGGGAGCGTCACCGTCGTGGATTACGACACTGAGTTTGTGGATCTGTATGGGCGAGGTCATCTGCGGGATGTGAATCGAGATGTCTTCTATCGTCGTGGGATTACGCATCTGGATCGGGATGCAGCCGAGTTCCTGTCGATGGACTGCAACGTATACAATGCCATCTTTATCGACCTCCCCGACCCTGACAGCGACGAGATGCGGAATCTGTATACGACCATTATTCGGCATGTGCCGCATCATCTTGCCGAGTTTGGTGCTGTGGGTATGCACGTGGGTCCTGCCCTCTTGAATGCTCGGAATCCTCACTGGGACTTTATTCGGAGCTGCAGTGATCGTCTTCTGGCGGGTTCTACCGGCCGACATGCGGTATCGCAGTTCGGCACAGTCTATGTTCCTTCGTTTAGCAATGAGTGGGCGTTCCTGTGGATGACGCTTGGGTCATATGCCCACGGAGATTACACGACTACCATGCAGGTGGCTCGGGATTGTCGGTACTGGCACCCCGAGAGGCCGCTCGTGTCCCCTGATATGGAGGAGATTTACCGGCGGCGAGTGTGACGACCGCGACGGGACTTCTTGCCGCCCTTCCGGCTCCGGCGACGACCCGCAGTCATGGCCGCAGGAGAAGCACCCTCCCACTGCATGCTGGACAGGTCGTATGGCTGGAAGGGAGCCGCACCATCGGACAGAACACTGCCCGTGTAGGGACCACCCGCAAACGTGTACAGCTGGCCACCCCGATGTTTCCGGCTGCGGCGGCCACCGGCAACCGTACCCTTGCCCATGAGCTGGCCACCACGCAGAGAGGCAGACAGCTCACCGCCCGTCATGATCTCCTCGGCAGGCTCGACCTCAGACTCCGCACCGCCCCGACGAGCAGTCTTCATGAGCTTCTTGCCGGTCTTCTTCATGGCCTTGAACGAAGGAGCAGCCTTCTTCATCGCCTCCCCAAACTCCATCCCATTCTTCTTGGCGTATTCCTTGACGTACTCGACCCACTTCATTTGTATTCCCGTGGAGATTTTATACCGAACCTACCGTGAAATCAAACAGGGGCGACGTCATGCGTTTCGGCTGGAAGGAGACGTTCGGATCCTGGGGATCCGGCTTCTTGTATGTCACAGGCTTGTACCGCAGTTCATCCGGCTTGACCAGGAACGCAGCCTCCCCAAACCGACCGACATACAGCTCCATGGCGTTATCAAGGCTCCCATAGTTCATCAGTACCCACTGGCATCCATACGAGAAGCAGATCTCGGCATTCTGGTTAGCCATAGACGACGTATTCAGATCCGGCACCACAAGCGTAATATTGCGTTTGTTGTATTCGATCAGCTCGTCATGGTCATAGGTCTGTGCAGCCTGGGTGTACGTGAGACGCCGACAGAGACTGCTCGACCACGACAGATTCACGAGTTCGTCCATCCCGGTACCCTTGTGGCGATCCCCCGAGACGATCACGAGCTTATTGAGGAGGTTGCAGATGGGTTCCAGTGCAAGGTTCTTCCGCTGATAGGAATAGCTGGAATCGAGCATGAACTTGCGGAGCGTATTTTTCAGGATATCGGCACACTTGTTAATCACGAGGGTGTCCTCCGTGTGAAAGACCAGTGAAAGGATGAAGGGCGACGGCTGCTTGAATGCCGAGTTCCCAATGGCCTGACAGCATGCCTCAAAGGGAACGGTATTGTAGGTCAGCATCTTCTTGGTCTTTTCGTCTGCAACGCCCACAACAGGATCCTTGTTGACGTCGTACACGTGAAGCTCCACAATACGTGCACCACCCTCAATAACCTTTGTGATGGCATCGGCGGTTACGTACGAGTAGACCGTTTTTCCTGGGAGGACGGAATACCCCGAACCCGCAACCATGTAATCCGTCACTACATTGTCTGTGGGACAGGTTAGGGGTGCAGGTTTGAACTCGGAGTAGACGCCCAGATTCTTGGTCAGTGTAGCGTCCGGGGGAGCTGCGTGGCCGGTCATTTGAAGGTAAAAATAGACAGTCAAGGACACACCCAGAAAGAAGATGGCCAGTAAAATAGCGTACAAGGTAAGTGTCCGGGTCTCCATTATTACTCACACCTTGAAAAACATGGGACGCATTAAAGCGATGACGTCGTCGGGGACACGCTCCTCCATGGGGATATCAAAGAGCGAGCAGTGCAGAAAATAGAGGCAGTACATGCCACACTGAGCATTCTTGTACTGGTGTCGGACGCTATTGTACCGAAGCTCCATGTTCGGGATCTGCTCTGCCCACCGGTGCATGAGACGCTGCACCTCGGGTTCCGGCTTCTGGGCATAGGAATCAAAGTAGGTCATCTGTGGATGCGTTAACGTGTCACGAAAATCGCAAAAGGCGGCGATCCAGTGTTCCCCTGGGCCGGTAGAGACATCCGTGTTAAAGACGATCCCTACACGACGATATCCCTTCTTGTGCAGCTCGCGAAGATTCATGCTACACAGGGCACTCACCAGACACTTGCCGGTCTCTGTGTGCATGTCAAAGTCGATCGGCACACTGCCCACGTAATAATAGTCAGGGATCAGTTTGGCATACTCCTTTTGGCAATTGTCAATGTCGTCCGAGGACAGCCATTCTTCACTATTCACCTTCCAGGACATGGGGGCAGCGGGCTTGTGGATCAGATTTCGGACAATGCATTCAGGAGTAGCAGCCTTGCACGCGTCCTTTAAGCGTCGTGTAATCTGTCCCCATACATCACTACCCTTTTTAATAGGCTTCTCATGTGGGTGTTCCTTATTGTAGGCCACCCGAAGCTCCTCCATTGTACAAAACGGATACTCTTTGTTTTTGATGGGGATGGGTAGCAGATAGAAATGGCGTCTGAGCTGATCAAGGTTGTTCGCAAGTACCGCACCCTGGACGACCAGCTGAAGGAGCTGAATGCCAAGGTAAACAAGCTTCGTGAGGAGCGTAAGATTGCAGAGCTGGAGATGGCAGACTATCTGCGGAGTCCCAAGTTTGCGGGCATCAACAAGCTCGAGCTGTCGGACGATAATACGGTGGTCAAGATCCAGCGACCGGAGATGTGGGCAAAGCCGTGGACGCTGTCGATTCGGAACCTCAAGGACTTGATGGATGCGTATTGGGCTACGCCGGCTCCTCATACGGCCGAGGGCTGCTTCAAGTACATTGTGGAGGCTCGCAAGAAGGATCTTGTCTCGACCGACTTTGCGTTTACACGGAATTCTCTCAAGACAGACAGTGACGAGGAGAATGCTAACGTTTGAGCAGTGGCTGAGTGCAGAATCCCACGAGCCGGAGCTGTGGGGCTTCTTTCTCCAAATTGAAAAACACCTGGCCGCATTTCGCCATCAGTTTGATAGGCGTCGGCTCTTTTTGGCTGTGGCTCGTCAGGTTTACGAATACTCCGTGATGACTACACAGTACCACCATGTCGCGTGAAGTTATTGCAGAGACATTTTTGGAGATGCATGCGGAGGAGAAGCATGATGTGCGTCCTCTTCCAGATGAGTGTCCGGTCTGTCAGATCCAGACGGAGGACACGCTTGCTTCGTTTGCAATGGCTCTGAATGAGAAGATTGAGCCGATTGTGGAGAGCTACCTGGTTCGATGGGATCGGCTGGGTCTTGCCCTCGGGAATAGGACGGATGGGATTCCCGATGGCCTTTCGCTCGCAATCACGGAAGCGATCCTGGCCTATCCTGTTGTACCGAAGAATACCGATCAGGGGATGGGGGTGGAGGACATTGTACGGCATCCTTACGTCACGGAAAAATTTAAGGAGATGAGTAAGATAAAATGAAGACTGGTGGCTGTGGCTGTGCCGGCGGTCGCAGAAAGACAAGGAAACAGAAAAAGACCCGGGGTGGGTCGTTAGTGGGTGATGCGGTGCTGGCAGGTACCGCTGTGGGGCTGTATTCGTATTTTAAGAAGAAGGGTGGAAGCAGGGTGAGCGGTGGATCTAAGAAGACCCGGAAGCTGGGGCTTCGACTGCCGAGGATGCCGACGCGTCGGACACGTTGGAATCTGGCTGGTCCCCGTATGCCTCAGCCGATGTATTAATCGCGTCCAAGACCACACCCGTGCGAGTATCAAAGTCAAACTCCATCGTGAACGTCCGTCCCGTCTGACCGCTTGCATTCATGAGGATGTTAATCTTTCCGGTGGGAATCCAGCTATCCCTCTCCTCAATCTCGGTATCGGTCTCCTCCTCCTTCTCAATATCGCTTAGCTCCTCGTCGTCGTACTCATCCTCACTAATCTCTCCCTCCTCCTTTTCGTCGTCGCTAATATCCTCTTCCTCACTCTCGTAGTCATCGTCCTCTTCCTCCACATGCTCGTCGATGCTGATAGTGGTCTCACTGTCACCATCGTCGTCGTCCTCCTCAACATCCTTCTCTGGTAGACAGAGATCCAGGAAAGGGAAGAGCACCGCCAGGATCAGAAGAGCCGGGATGGCCGAAGTAGCAGCAGCCAGCAGAGCGACATTGCGAAGAACAGTGAGCAGTCGGATGGCCATCTTTACGTGTGCTACGGTATCCGGCCAGATCCCTTCGTATTCGTTTTTCGGGGAAACGAATCTCGTTTTAGACAAACATACTCCTTCTTACACATAATGCAGTCTCGTGACGACGTTGTTCGGAATGCAGATGTTCCTCGTGTGAGCCTGCCCTATTTCACCAAGTATGAGTACACGACGCTGCTCGCGGTTCGTCAGCAGCAGCTTGCAGAGGGTGCTGCACCGCTGGTTCCTCTTGCGGAGTTTAATCGTGAGGATCCCCAGTTTCTCAAGCTTGTGGCCGAGCGTGAGATCCTGGAGCGTAAGCTGCCCTACATGTTCCAGCGTACGCTTCCCAATGGAGCAGTCGAGTACTGGGCTGCGTCAGAACTTGAACTTCTTAGTTAACAATGGAGGAGAGGCTAGAAAAGCTAGACGAACTCTCTGATACCTCCACAGAGGTCGCCCATTCCTGGAATAGCAGCCATGAAAAATTGCTTGTCACAATCGCCGATCGTGCGAACTGTTATCGCTGGCTCCACAGTCGAAGCCAGAACTTTTACGACAAGTACAATTTTTACCTGACGGTTCCCTCCATTGTCATTTCAGCCGTCTCTGGGTCTGCCACCATGGGATTGACATCTCTGTTTGAACCATCTGCTCAGCGTGGTGCATCCATTGCCATCGGATTGTTAACCCTAGGCTGCGGCGTTCTCACAAGCATCAACCAGTACATGAAGACATCCCAGTTTGCAGAAGCCCACCGTGCGGCCTCTGTGGCATATGGAAAGCTGCATCGGATTATCTCTAATGAGCTTGCGTTGCGGCGTGATCAGCGTGCACATGCGTTTGACTTTATGAAGCTCGTGCGTACGGAACAGGATCGTCTAGAAGAGACGTCCCCTGCCATTATTGACTGTGTTGTGAGCGAGTTTAGGAAGACCTTTGACTCCAACGTTGCCATTGAAAAGCCTGAGATTGTGGGCGATCTCGATCATGTTCAGGTCAATCGTGCCTCCAAACATGACGAGCCGACACCCACGGCTCCCCGGTTTACACTGCGGACACCGCCGCTCCATTCTCATCCTCATACTGCCAAAGTCACACCTATTTCCCGTTACTCCCAATCAGCCGAAGCTGCTCGGGGGTCGGCGGATATAACAGTAGTGGTCCATGCGGACGCCCACGGTCAAGCCACCGTGCGGGATCCCTCACCAGAGTCCCCTCCCCAATCTGGAGATCGAGATTCGTAGCCTTGTTAAACCGAGGATCCCGGCTCTGGGCGGCAGCATACTCGGCCAGGATGCCGTCATGGGAGTACACGTAGGACGAATAGATCTCATACCGCACCATCATGCCCACCGCCAGCAGCATAATGGAGGTCAGATAATACTTGGCATACAAGAGTGCACCCATAGCAGCGACCCAGACAGCCTTTGCAAACAGCGGGTTTGTCTGGATTGCATCCAGCACGCCGGACGGCAGACCCGTGACGAGCGGGATGATGGAGAGGGCAAGCAGCCCCACTGCCGCCGTAAGATCCTTCTGACTCGCGACAATCATTTCCTTGTTTCAAGTGAAGAAAATGGATCAGGATCTTTGGTGGAGTCTGTATAAACACAAGATGCTGATTCCCATTCGCTGTGTCACGTGCAACAATATCCTGGCCGGCAAGTGGGATGCCTATCAGGAGGCCGTGAAGCGGAACAAGGCTCGCGATGGGCGGGCTGCGAATGACGATATTCCGTATCTGACCAAGACGACCACCAAGACGGCCGAGGGGCGTGCAATGGACGAGCTTGGGCTGACCCGCGAGTGCTGTCGGCGTCACATGCTCACCTGTGTGGAACTTTTGTAAGGAGTACTTACAATGCAAGCTACATTTGCCGCAAAGCGGACGTATTCCAGTGGCGAGCTGCTGGCACTTCGTCGGCAGCAGGTAGAGCGGACGCTCACACGCCCCCCTTCGATCAATCTGCAGGACAGCTCTGAGGCAACGGCTAGACGCCGCAAGATGGCGGCCGTTCTGCCCGACTTTTTGCCTTCTCAGGGCAACTCTACCAACATGGTCAAGTGGCGTGACTCTTCTGTGGTGCAGGCCATGCGGGAGGGGCAGGTCGTTCGCACGGCCACCACCTCGTACGAGCCTCGCACGGACAAGAACACGTGCTGCCAGGTTCCCATTCCCTTCCTGCGTCCGGACTTTGCCGTCCCCACGCAGCCCAAGGCGATCGTCTGCTGTCCTGAGAATCCCGGCGAGATCCGGGTTCTCCAGCCCTTTAATCTGGTGGAGCATTTCGGGATGAGGAAGAATGACAACAAGGTCGTGATGGCGAACGCACCGGCCTTTCCCGCGGGTCAGTGCCAATCTTGTGATCTCATAGAAAAGTAAATGTCCTATACCTTTCCATATATCGTCTGGCTATATCCGACCAAGCATGTCACGGTAAACTCGTCTGATCTGCCCATCACCTTTGATGACTATCCCATCACTGGGACAGCCCAGTCTCTGTCGGCATTGGTGTCTGTGACGGATGTGTCTGCCCGGGGGATTGCCACGGCCTGTGCATCGGAACTCACCTCGTACTTGAACATCTTTTTTGCAGATCAGCTTACACAGCTTAACCTGACCTCCAACAATTTCTTGTCGGGGTCTGCTCCCACCGTCCACACGAACAATGTAGTGAACGGGTTGACAGCAGCGATCAATGCTGCACGGAATAGCGATGACTTTTCCGTGCGGCTTGCGGATTCGCTGAGCGGCCTCTCTGAGATTACGACGTTTAACATGGTGTTGCGGACAAATGTGAAGACGCAGTTCACACCCACGGTCGCCGCAACGGTTACACAAGATGCATCGGGCAACTTGTTTATGAACACTCCGATCGGCCAAACGATTACCATGACCTCCCCCGTCCGGACATTGCTGGTACAGATAATGTCCGCCTAAGAGTAAATGCAGGGACAGTCGAATTCGATTGGCAAGAAGGGCAAGTACTCCACGGCGTCGCAGGTGACCGAGATCCGGAAGCAGAAGGTGCAGGCTGCTCTATATGATGCGAACAATATCAAGACCCGGGGTACCACAAGTGTTGCGGAGGTCAAGAAGTTCACCCCGGATCTGAATGTCTACTCGGAGATTAGCGGGTCTCCTCTCCGGAATTAGAGAGGTGCAAAGTCCAGTGACGAGTACTCGTCAAAGTTCGTGTCCAGCAGCTCAAACTCGAGCGTAAAGGAGTGATCCACGTTGTTGAACTGCACCAGCCGACCGTCGTGATGACGGAACTTGATCGAGAGCGATCTCAGTCTCCCAATCGGGGGATTCAGAATGCTCTTATTCATCGGGCAGCACCACTCCCGGAAGAAGATAATGTCGCCCGAATTGCCCGACAGGGGGATCTTGGCAAAGCAGCCGTCAACGCGACCCGACAGCCGTCCATCAATGGCCGTCTCGTCCTCCTTGTTGATGAGATCCAGCTCCATGACAATGTAATTGTCGGCATTCAGCTGCACGATAAAGTCCGAGACGAGCGTGTTGCTGCCCCCAGAGGAGGTGTGATCGGTCTTGGTGAAGCCCAAAAAGTACCCCAGCCCCCACCACGTGGTTGTGGGCGTCACGGGAACAGGTGCACCGCAGGTTGCAGAAGTCTGAACCTGGCTCGCAAACAGGAACGTGTATGGCTGGTTTGCCGTGATGGTGAGTTTGTTGGTAGAGGTGCTATAGGTCACGCTGAACGTGTTGCTTATTGTTTTTAAAGCAGTCTCGAGTGCGGCCGCAAGCGTTGTTCCCGTATAATTCCCATCCGGGATGGTGATGGTCGTCGCCGCACCCCCATTGTACGACACACTCATGGTCGTGTTCCCGGCATAGGTGGAGAAGGCGTACCAGCTGATGGGAATCTCGGCAGACCGAAGTGTCACCGAGTACACATTCTCATACTCCTTGGGGAGGGCGACACTGTATTGGGACTGTGTGTTGAGAGGATTCCGATCCCGAGAGTCCACCAGCAGGGTCTTCCGAACCTTGCGGTAGAGCTTCTTGGGCGTCGACGGAGGATATGGGATACCTCTGTACATTTGTATCTGATCAATATAAATGTCGGCCGATATCTTACAAGTTTTGTTATTGCTTCGGAATCAGGTCAAGGTCTATCATTGGCAGACCCACAGTTTTGCTCGCCACAAGGCCACGGACGACCTCGTTACCGCCCTGGATGGCCACATTGACACCTTTACAGAGGTCTATATGGGCAAGTATGGGCGGCCTCACTTTACGGCCAAGCACTCGACGCTGAAACTGTACGACCTTTCCGACAAGAAGGGTCATCGCGTCCTGGAGGAGGGTGTCAAGTGGTTACTCAATGACCTCCCCAAGCAGCTGGACGCCAAGAAGGACAGCGATCTCCTGAACATTCGGGATGAGATCGTGGCCGACCTGAACAAGGCTCGCTACCTGTTCACCCTTCAGTAATGGCGACGGCGATGGGTCTTGCGTTTGTGGGTACCCTTACGCCCCCGGCGGCTCTTGCCACCCTTTTTGACAGGTGCCCCGGGAGCCTTGGCTGGAGCCTTGGGAGGAGGAGTCACAAGACCACGCTTGGCACGTGCAAGAAGCTCATCCGCCGCTGTAGCCTTCTTTGCAATCTCCTTTGCCTCAGGAGTGCCAAACCCGGCGACCTCCTCCGCAGGAGAATACGGGGTGCCAGGAGACGCCTGTCTGCGTCCGATTGGACGATCGGGAGTAAACGGGTGCTTGGGAAGATCAAGCGTGCCAGCCATTGTTTTGTTTACAGCCCAGAAAACAAGATCACCCAATGCTGTGGGTCTATGCAGGGATTGATATATTGGGAGCTGTAAAACTGGCCAAGGACGAGCTTCCGGCTGAGGCGATTGATCTTTCCAAGGTGCTGGCCGACGAGCTTGCCCAGAGCGTTCAGGATTACTGCAACCATCATTCGACAGGCCACATCTTTTTGGGATATCTGGATCCGTTGGTAATGCTGCATCCCACAGAGGAAACACGCCTACGCAGAGGCTTTACACAGTGCGATATGAGCATTGTAGTGTCGAATCCCAATATACTCCCGCTTTCGTGGAAAAACGGAACAAGCCGCTTACGGGTGCTTGAACGTCCTAACTATGCTTGCCTCTCCGAAACTGTCCACGATGGTGGTTCTCCACACGTACAAGATGATGGTGAACACGGACGAGCTGCTCCGGAAACTTCCCATCAACGAGAGGCTGATCAAGGTGGAAAAGCGAGGCGTCCTGCGAAGGGGCGAAAGCAAGCGTGATCGCATCAAGCGGCGGAATCCCAAGGAGTGCACGACCTCGGGGTTTGGGAATAATTCTGTGACGGTTGTGGCACTCGATGACGGCGGCGGTGAGCTGCCCAAGAAGGAGGTGACCATCAAGATCTTCCACAATGGGGTGTTTCATATGACGGGTATTCTCGACCCGCGTTATGAGACCTCGACGCTGACGATGCTTGAGGAGGTCTTTCGCACTCTTCCACCCGAGTGCCTGGTGGAGGGCGGTTGGGAGCATCTGGAACGCCGTGTTGTGCTGATGAATTACACGACACAGCTCCCGACAGAGTCCAAGGTGTCGCGGCTTGCACTTCAAAAGTACTTTCAAGAGAAGGGCATCCGAGCCGATTTCGAGCCGGATGTCTCTCCCTGTGTAAAGATTGTCTTCCCCGAGCGTTGGACGGCCTGTGTGTTTCGCACAGGCAAGATTAACCTGACGGCACTCACTTCGCAGGAGGACTGTCAGAAGTTTGTGACGAAGCTGGAGGGGCAGCTTTCCGAGTACTTTGCAAGAACTTAGGCAGGAAACCAAGCTTGTGAGGCAGCTTTGTCGGAGGCGGACGAAACGGAAGCGGACACGTACGATATGTCCCAATATTGTTCATTGTATAGGGATCTCACGTTCTTTCGTGTAGACGATTGCGACCACCACCCCCACCAGAATGGCAACGTTAAACAGCGTCATGTACATGACATAGTCCGACCGCATTGGTTTTTTATCTGCGACGAGTGTGTACCCGACGGCGAGAATGGTGAACGCGACGAGACTTGCGAGCAGCCCCCCGATATTTCCGAGTGTGCTTACGCTTGGCATTCTTCTTGTGTTTCCGGGATCTTTTTCCTGCAACCATCATGGGTGGAGCAGACCCAAGGCCGTCGTACTTGCCCTGCTCCATCACCTGAGCCTTGAGTTCCATCATCTTGGCAAAGACGCCAGAGGGGTCAGACCCACCCGCGGTCGGGACATTCGGGATGTTCTTGACCTCCACCTCTGCACCGCCTACAAGCTTGCTGCCCAGTTTGTTTACAGCCGTTGCCTGTTCCGCAGTCTTGGCAGCCACCTCAGAGGCAGCAGCGGTAATGGGCGAACCCTTCACGGCAATGGGTGCGGGTTCAGGGGGTGTTTGTACATCAGGTATCACAATCTGACCGTTAGAGCCAACCTGCATTGTTGACTGCGGACATTTTTAAAGAAGCGGTGTGGAGACTAGATACAACGATGAGCAGCAACGTCACCAACCCTCGTACGAATCACACGGCGACGGAGATCCAGGCCATGGTGCGTACAATGGATCAGTCCAAGACGCGTCACCGGCACCTGAAGGCACGGGATCCTGACCAGTATCTGGCACTCCTGAGACGGGAGAACGAGGTGCTGGTTGAGTATTATCCGGCCGTGTTTGCCCTTCACGCGGACGACAAGCTGGATGAGACGTTTTTCTACATGCTGCAGGAAAAGAGGCGGATGGAGAAGGGTCAGACCTCGGAGGACGATGCGTCCGTGCGTGTCGGACAGCGTCTGTTCCAGACCTGGGTTGCCCCGATCGTGTCCAATACCCCGGCTCCCACCACTATGTCGTACGAGGAGTACTATCGGTCGCTGCAGAAACAGGACTAACCAAGCGTACACATCGACTGCTGACGCCTGTGAGGGCGATTATCCACCTCCTCGTAGGGACAAATCAGGTCGTGATCCTTGCTGCTAATCTTCTTGAGTGCAAGGATTACATTTGACCGCGTGTCACCGACGGGGGTGTCCGGGCAAAAGGGGGTCTGACGAGAGTTCCCGACAAAGACGGTGGTTCCAACATCCACAGAGGAAAAAAGGTCTTTTACTTTCATGTGTGGAGACACGTTGATATGACGCCGTGGGAAACCCGCCGTGTCATATGTGACGAGAGAGACGCCAGTCTGAACGAGCATTTATTGTACGACCTGGAAATTACTTTAAGTCGGTCGGTTAAGCTCCTCCTACGTCGCCTCCTCACGTCGCCTCCTCACGTCGCCTCCTTACGCTCCTTCCTCCATCTGGAGCGACGTCCGGAGCTGCATCAGAAGCTCTCCCAGAACGTTCTCACCCTTCCACTTGGCGGGATTCTTGGCGATCGATGTAGTGGCGGAGGTGCCGATACCCCAGAAGCTGTCGCGAGGATTGGCCTCTGCGAGAACCTTATTCTCCGTTTCCAGCAGCTTCTTGCGGAGTTCTGGGTTCTGTGTGAACTTGGCACGGAGAATCTCACGCATAACATCCTCCCTCTTGGCGTTCCACTCGGTCTCGTCAAAGTCCTTCACCTTCTTACCGAACGCCTTGGCAGACTGTGCAGACTTGGCCTTCAGAATCTTCTGGAAGATCTCCATGTCACCAAACGTCTGTGCCTTGTACGCCTGGAAGGCATGCTCAGCACTCTTGAAGGTATGGCCCTCCATGGTAAACTCGGTCTCGTACTCACTCGAGAACTCCTTGTTTGTGGGTTCCTTCCCAGAGAAGAAGACAATCTCAGGCAGGGGGGCAGCAGGACCCAACGCGGCAGCCGAAGACTCCAGCACCTTCTTCTTGCGGGGTGCCTTCTTCGCCTTCTCGGACTCCACGCTCACCGTCTTTTCCTCTCCCTTCTCCTC